AAGCAGAAGATAGATGCAATGAACATCTCTTCGATGATGCTCCAGCTAAAAACTGCACAACATGCTATAACTAAGCTTATCGAGGAGATAGACCTTGGAAACGCTAACCCCAGAATGTTTGAAGTTCTAGCCCAGCTCCAGTCTCAAATTATGCAGATGCCCAAAGACTATCAACAGTACATGAATAAGATGGAGGAGAGCTATGTTAGACTCCGAAGTGAGGGCGAGAGGAAGGCATACTCAGGAGGACTTCAGATGGACTACGACCCCGAGAAAAAAGTTTCCAGTCTGGGAGACACTTTTGGATCTAACACCTCCGGAGAAGGAATAAGAGTTAGGGGAACGAAGGGTCTAATGGAAGGACTGAGAGATATCTTGGGAACTGAGATCGAAGACGTTAAAGTGGACGAATCTAATGAGAATTCTATAGTTAATGCTAAGAGGAAAGAAGAGCTTTCTATTACAAGAAACGATATAGAAATAAACGAGGAAAACAGCTTAGAGGTCGACGACGATCTTTTTAATTAATTTCTTTATGGCAGAAGAGTTAGAAAGTAACTACTGGTCTACTCAAAGAGTAGAAGAACTTCTCTGGAGAGTAGAAGAGGAAGGTCTGGACTACAAGCAAACAGACAATCCTTTTCACGACGGAGATCCTGAGCTGAAGAGAGCTAATATTCTCTGGGAATATACCTCAGAAGAAATTCTAGAAATGCAAAAATGCGCTAAGGACGTTGTGTATTTTGCTAAATATTGTAGAGTTATGACGGACGACGGACTTAGCTATGTTACTCTGAGGGACTATCAAGAATCCGTTTTAAGAGAATATCAGGGAAATAGATTTAACGTTTTTCTAGCCCCTAGACAGGTTGGAAAATCCATCACCTCGGCAATCATTTTAGTTTGGTACCTTCTCTTTAACCATGATAAGAATGCCATGATTTTGGCTAACGTTGGGTCGACTGCAGAAGAATTGATGGACAAGATAAAAGCGATTGTTAGGGGTCTTCCCTGGTTTTTAAAGCCTGGAATGGTCGTTAACAATGTTATGTCCATGAAGTTTGATAATGGATGTAGAGCCATAGCTAAAACTACAACAAAGACTTCGGCAATTGGTTTTACTATCCATTTCCTCTACATGGACGAGTTTGCTCACATTCACCCCAATTTTATAGAATCTTTCTTTAGATCTACTTATCCTACCGTTTCTTCGTCTAAGGTGTCTAGAATTATTATTACGTCCACCCCTAATGGACAGAACAAATTCTGGGAGATTTACCAAGGAGCAATGACAGGAGACAATTCGTTTAATCCGATTAGAGTAGACTGGTGGCAAGTTCCTGGAAGAGATGAAGAATGGAAGAAAACCGAAATTGCAAACTTAGGAAGTGAAGAACTATTCAATCAAGAGTATGGGAATCAATTTTTAAGTTCTTCAACGTTGCTTCTTGGATCAAAAGAACTTCAAAAAATTAAGAGCAACGAAGTTGAATACGTCTGGAAAGAAGTGGACGCTTTGGATGATCTTGGTGTTAAATATGAAAATCTTAGGTGGCACCCTAAATTTGACCCAAATTTAACAGACCAAACCGGGAAAAGGTTTGTACTTTCTATAGATTTAGCCGGGGGCGGAGGAGGAGATTTTACAGTTTTGAATATTTTAAAGGTTATCCCTCTCCCAAAGAAAATTATTGAAGAGATAGACGATTTTGAAGACGAGTCGGACTTCTTTGGACTTCTTCAGATTGGTGTTTATAGGGACAATGAGACGGACCTAGATGAGTTTAAAAAAATACTAGAATGCGTAATTTTGGACGTGTTTGGATCGGATAAGGTTAAAATTTTGCTGGAGCTAAACTACAAAGGGGAAGTTTTGATGGATAAGATTTTGAATAATGATAACATCGGAGAAGAAGTTTTTGTCTACACTAAGCACAGCGAGACTGCTAGAATAAAAAAACCTGGAATTAAGTACAGTACTAATAATAAATTAAAATATTGTGAAGAACTAAGACAAATTGTGAAGAAGAATCGCGTAATAGTAAATGATAAAAAGTGGACCATTTCCGAGCTATTCTCCTTTGGTATGAACGGGAGAGGATCTTACTCTTCCCAGTCTGGACACGACGACGTCGCAATGACTCTTGTTAATCTTTCTGCCCTTTTTGAATCGGGAGATTTAATGGACCTTATAGAAGATCTTTATGACGAGATAGATCCCAACTATAGAGCTATGATAGACAAAAAAATAGATTCGGATGGTTTGTCCGGGGAAGACTCCAAATTAAAAACTAAGGATGGCGGTTTTTATGGGTCTGTGAGTTCTCTCCTCTAAAAACTATTTCCTTGTAGATATATAAATCGAAATAGTAATCCCGTTTTACGTAGAACGGATTAGATATATACAAAGCAAAAAATATCATCTAAATAATGGCACAAAGAGTCAAACTTGATTTATCCCAATTTAAAGCTTCTGGAGTTTATACCTTGGAGTTTGATGCGTCGGCGAACGTTATCCTAACGACCCAAACTATCCGTCTGGTGGTAGGATTTTCCAACCAGGGACCTTTCAACGCACCGGTTTATATTCCAGACGTTACAACTGCAATTGCAGTATTTGGAGAAATCGATAAAAATCTAGAGGCAAAAGGATCTTTCTTCCAGAGATCTATCCTCACCTGCTTGAATGCAGGACCTGTTTTTGCTCTCAATCTTCTGAGATTGAACAACGACGAAGACAGCCCAACTGTAGACACGACTCCATATTTCGGATACTCCGTAGATACAGAACAGCCCAACGGAATTCTAAGAGAAAAACTCTATGCTTCTTATTATAATAAGGAGAGATTCTGGTATGCAGACACAAATTATTTCTTAGCTACTAGATCTGTAGTTGACCAAGGTAGAATTTTTAACCTGGTAAACTTGGGTTCTAATGCAATGTCCGTGATTGTTAGAAAATCTACTGATGCTAATCCCCCTCTTGCAGGATATGATATTTTTGCCCTTGACTGGTATGGAGCAGGAAACGTTCCAAGCTACGTTAACCCTTACGACTATATTGCCGACTGGTTTATAGATGTTATTGCAATCTCTGGAGACTGGACTAATTATGCAGCCCTTTCTCAAGACCCCTTATGGAGTTCATTCTTTACTCCTAATGGATTCATCAAGAGCCAAATGAATAACTTCTTGAATAGACCAGAAGTTGAGATAGTTTCAGTAACTACTGGATGTCTAATCATAGATTTCGTTGACTTGAACGGAAACAACCAGTACATCCAAACTCTTATAAACAACAACACTCCTTCTAACGGTTTATTCTGTGCAGTTGATGAGAATGCACTAGAAAATCTTTGTGAAAACCCTTACAAGGTTGATTTGGTTGGTAATCACTTAATTGATGAACTTTCTGGAGACAGAGACATTCAAGATGCTAAACTTAACTTCTTGAGTTATGACCAGAATCTTCTCCAGGATTACCTTTATACTAAAAACTCCAGCACTCTTACTCCTTCTACTGGAGGAACAATGCCAGTTGGAACCCTATACTGTCTACCAAGCACTGGATACACAATTGGAATTACTGGATCTGAATGGGGTGGAACCGCAGGTATTCCTTCTCCTTGTTTTGAAGCTTATGACTCAACTCAGTACATAGCAGGACTTCATTTCTTAGTAGCTGCAACAGGAGCTTCTGGATCAACTATTACAGCTTCTGATCTACAGAATCTTAAAACTTTCTTAACTCCTTCCAGCACTTCCTCACCTTACGTAGTAGGTCAAGTAACTGGAATTACTGGAACTAACACAGATTCTACCATATCTCAGTTCCAGAATAATAGTCTAGTAAAACTTAAAGTTGCTAACGTCACTGAAGTAAGCGGAAATCTTAGAATTGCTTTTAGTCACCCTCTAGATATCGACAAATATAGAAACTTGGGTATCGTAGTAACCCCGATAGCAGAAAACTGGACAGCTACCACTTATGTTCCTAGCGGAATAACCGGGGGAGTAATAGGAGTGACTGGATATCAGTTTGGATCTTCGGACTCTTTGGGTGTTCAATTTACTGTTAATCCGGGAGGAACTGGAGCGACTTCAGCAGCAGGTCCTACTGGATATATAAATGCTTTGGCTGGTCAGCTTTCCACTCCTTTCTATCAAAATGTTCTCTATGCAGAACTTCAAGATGGCGATTTGATTTACACCAACTCTGATCTTACTACCAACATCAGATATATTTCTTACTACGAAGGAGTTGACAGAGACCAATACTCTTACTATTACGCTTTTGCTTACTCTAACGTAGCTAGAACTACCAGCACTCTCGTTGCAATTCCAAACTTTGGAGCAACGTATGCTTCTACTACAACAGGTCAGGTTGCTGGATTCCCAGTAAACTATAAGATCGACATAGTTTCTTCTGTAGCAAGCATTAACGAATTTATAGATGTTTATGGAGGACTAAGTGGAAAAGTTAGTGTTACTTCCTTCAAGATTGACTCTAGTTTATTTACGGTTTCTGGGGGAGATCTCTTAGTTTCAACCGACCAAGATCTGTGTCAGATTGCAAACACCAACAGACAGCAGAGATTGACCAAAGTAACTTCTGTAGCTTCTACTGCGGTTGCTAACATTGTAACCGTAACAACAGCTAGACCTATCTACTTCTACCCAGGAGGAGTTAGCGGACTACAAGTTCAGAAGTTCCAATCCATTCCTCAATTTACTACTTCTTTCGACTTTACATATCTCGAAGGGTTCCAGCTTGGAGATTATCACAAGCCAAACGGAACAGATGCTAGAGTAACTGAGATTCTGGATGTTATGTATAACACCAACATTGCAGCAACCCTAGCAACTAAAGATGTTATTTCTTTCAGATACATCGTTGATACCTTCAGTGGAGTAATTCTACCAAACTCTAAGTATCAACTAAGTAAACTAGCAATGATGAGACAGCAAGCTCTTGCCTTCATCAATGCTCCTTCAATGGCTCAGTTCCAGGCTTCTACCGACCCTAGATTTACTGCAGCTCCTACTGCAGCAGATCCATATCCTTCTTTGCAGACTAGATATATTGCAGACGGGGGTAACTTGGCTCTAAATCCATCTTACACTTTCTCTCTCCCAACTCAAGCACAAGGAGCTTCATTTGCGGCTTTCTATTCTCCTTACATTACACTAAGGGAAAACAACAGAAACGTAAACGTTCCTCCTGCAGCATTTGTTTCCAATAACTTTGTAGCTAAATTTGCAAACGGAGAGCCATACGCTATCGTAGCAGGTCAGAAGAGAGGAACAATTTCTGGAACTAATCTAGTTGGTCTGGAATACGACTTTACTCTAGAAGATAGAAGCTACTTAGAGCCTTTTGGAATCAACCCAATCATCAAAAAGAGAGGACTTGGAGTTGTTATATTTGGTAACCAAACTGCTTATCAAACAGTCAACTCTGCATTTAGCTTAGTTCACGTAAGAGACCTTCTGATTAGCGTAGAAAACGACGTTGAACAGATTCTTTCTAACTACTTGTTTGACTTCAACGAAGATTCAATCCGACTAGAGATTAAGACTCTTGTAGACAACTACCTAGACGGAGTTAGATCTGGAGGAGGTATCTATGCTTATCAAGTAATCATGGACTCTTCTAACAACCCTCCTTCTGTAATTGATCAAAACATTGGTATTATTGATGTTATACTAGAACCTGCTAGAGGAATTCAGAAATTTGTTAACAGAATTACTGTAACAAGAACTGGAGGCATAGCTTCTGGAGGATTTATTCAGTTCGTCTAATTCAATTTTTAAGGGAAAAGAAAAACCGGATAAATAGAAAAAAAAGAAAATTAAATGGCTGGATTACCACACTATCAAAATTCCCTGTTTGGGATAAACAAATACGAACCTGTTTATCTTAACCAGTTTGAGGCTTTAATCACTCCCCCGGGGCCGGTTTTGGGTGGATCTATTCTAATTGAACAGGTAACCAATGTATCTGGGATGGCTTTAGATAAAGCGGCAGGTTCAGCTCCTCAGAAGTACAAGTTTGCAGTTAGAAACTATGCAGGAGCAAAACCAGAGAGCACAACTTTTGACTTAACTATTGGATTTACTGTCAATCTAAACGATGCAAACTCCATGTATGTTTTTAAGACACTGAGACAGTGGACAGATCTAATCTATAATCCCCTTACCGGTGCAATGGGTCTAAAAAGAGACTATACGGGAACTATTGTTATTTCAGTCTTTAATAAACAGGGAGACGTGTTTAGAAGAATTACTTGTAGAGATTGTTTCCCCACCAAACCAATCAATGCAATGGAACTAGATTATCAAAGTCAAACTTTATTCACCATATCGATGGATTGGGCAGTAGATTACTGGGATGATCAATTCCTATAAAAAAATAGAAACAGATGGCAGGATTACCACATTTTACAAATTCGCAGGCAGGAATAAAACTTTACGAACCGGTTTTCTTAAACCAGTTTGAGGTTATTATTACCCCTCCTGCTGCTGTTACCCTTAACAACACCAGATTTAAAGGGGAAAGCATACTGACACAGCAGGTTAAAAAAATCAGCAATCTTAGGGTCGACATCCAACCTGCGGGAACTACTAATCAGTTCTACAAATTTGCAGAAAGAAGATATGCAGGAGGAGCTCCTGGAGACACTTCCGTTGAATT